GAGTCTGGTGATTATGTTGTAGACAACTTCTCTGTAGATATTAGAGAGTTTGCTCAGAAAGATGGTAACAGAGGTATTTTTGGTCTTGATGAATTTGGTTTATATAATGGAACGAGTGCTTCTGAAGCAGCAAGAAAAATGATTGCCAGTATAGGTCCTGGTAAAGCATATATTAAGGGATACGAGATTGTTAATAAGGAAACTAAGTATCTAGAAATCAATAAAGCAAGAGAAAGTCTTTCTAGTGATAATGTAAATCTTAAGAGTAAAGGTCTACCAACATATAGTATTACTAACGTATTTGGTAGTGTTCCTTTAAACAAAGAAGGATCTGAACTAACTGCATATCCTGATGTATTTTTATATTCTACATTTAACGATGGATCTGTTGGTTTAAACAATACAGAATTACCAACCGATCATAGACAGACTATTGATAGAAGAGGTAAAATTTTTAATGTTGATGATGGAATTAAAACTATTACTTTACAAATTACTAACACCACAACTTTAATTGGTGCAGTAACAGATTCTACATTTCAAACTCAATTTGGTGAACTGTTTTATATCAAATCTAGATCTGACTCTGGAACGCCAACATCTACTAGTTCTTTTAAAACATTATCTTTTGCGACTACAAACAAACCACTAATCAATTCATCAACATCTGTTCAATTCTTAGAACTAACAGTCTTTGGTAATAAAAGTGATCTAGAATTACTATGCATAGAATATGATTTATCTGATACTGAAAACAAGAGAAGAATTTATTTAACTGAAGCTGATGCTGCAGCAGGAAATAATGAATTTGGATTTATTGTAGATTACTCAGACATTATCACTCCTGTTATTGGTAAAACAAAACCAAGTAATCTATTTTTACAACAAAGAGGATCTGGATTTGATTCAGATGCTGATATTGTTTTATCTAAGGGTCGTTTAGAAGCAGGAACATCTGCATATAATACTACATTTGGTTATTCATATTTTGATCCACAGTTTTTCACCAAAATTATCTTAGAAAGCATCCCTTCTGGTGCTGGTGCATTTGATGAAGGTAAATATGTATTTGGTCTTAACAGTAATGCATATGGAGTTGTAGAAGGATCATCTGCTGGTGTTTACAGTACAGGAAAAATTCTGTTTGTTAAAACTTTATCTGGTAAATTTCAATCTGGTGAAACAATTAGAGATGAAGATGGTAATACTATAAAAATTGCAAAAGACAATACTATATCTCATTTTGTTGTTCAGAATAGAGGTTTAGGATATGCAGATGGTTGCACTCTATTAATTAATGGTCTTGAATTTGATGCTTCAAAAATTGATGTAGGTAAGAATGTTGCTGGTAACATTTATAATGCAATTATTATTAATAGAAGAGCAGTAAACGTTGAATATGCTCAACCTCCTGCTGTTACTGTAAAAAATCCTGATGGAGCAGCTACACCTAGTTCTGCAGCTGCTGTTGTTCCTGTTTTATTCAGAAACACAGTTACAACATATACTCCACAAAATGTAAAATCAATTGGTTGTGAATATGGTTCTGGAAATGCAAATACTTTTTCTGCTGATGTTGTCATAGATAGTCAAACTTTTTCTGATATTAAATCAGTTACCAATTTTACATTCTTTGGAACTCAAGGAACTAATTTTATTGAATCTACTAGTTTTAGTGCAGATGCATCTATTCTATTACAGCAAGGAGATCTTGTACAGTTCTCTGATGATAGTAATAATTTAGTTCGTGCTATTGTACAATACGCAACAAAACAAGAAGGATCTTCTAAATCTAGAGTTTATCTAGATACAACTTTACCTGGCGATGTTACAAATACTAGTATTGTGCGTTTACGTCCTAAGGTAACAAATACTAACTCTGGTACATTACTATTCCCAACTGGTAGCAAACAAGTATCTCAAATATCTGTTGGTGGAGATGATACTAAGATTAAGTACTACTTCCGTAGAGATTTTGTGACTACTGCATCTTCTGGTGGTGGTACTATTACATTTGCTGCACAGTTGCCATTTGGTACACAAAGGTTTACTGCTTTTTCAGAAGAAAATTATATCATTACAGTATTAGATCCTGGTGATGCACCTGATATTGTAAAAGGTGATATCATCTATGTTTCTGAAGACTCAGTAGAAATAACATCTGCTACTGATACAGCTAGTGGTTTAACATCAGGTAGTATTAGTCTACAGTTACCATCAAATTATTTTGGAAGTATTCCCTCTAATGGAACTTTTCCTAAATTAAAACTGACATCAACTCTTGAGGTAACAAACGCAAAACCAAGACTAAAAACTGCAGTAAAAAATAAAAGAATTGTTGTTGCTTCTGCTGGTGATCGCATCGTTCCATTTAGAGGAGTTGATTACGATACAGATGTTGTAGAGACTCTATCATATTCTGATGCTTTCAAACTAAGATATATCTACGAAGGAACTTCTTCTCAAGCACCTGATGTAGACTCTGCAGGTAATTTAATTTCAGGAACTGATGTTAGTGCTAGATATACATTTGACAATGGTCAAAGAGATACATTATATGATGTATCTCGTATTGTTCTAAAACCAGGTTTTGAACCTGCTGCTGGTCAATTACTAATTGCGTTTGATTACTTTGAACAATCTCAAGGAGACTTCTGTACTATTGATAGTTATCTACACGAGGCAGGTGTTCCAGAAGATGAGATTCCATCTTTCAATTCATCAGTTCATGGAAACTTGGAACTTAAGAATGCAATTGATTTTAGACCTAAGGTAGATAGTAGTGCCATCATTCCTGGCTTCCTTAATATTTCTTCTCTTGAGACTACTGCTGGATCTTTCGCTGGTGCTGGTGCTGTGGTTTCTAGTACACCAGCTCCTGATAAGAATTTAGAATATACATTCTCATTCAGTCAAGTTCAATACTTGGATCGTATTGATGGTATTTTCTTAGACAATAAAGGACAGTTTATTGTTAAAGAAGGTAATTCATCTCTCAACCCATCTAAACCAGATCCTATTGATGATGCTGTGCCTCTTTTCTATGCATACATTCCTGCATTTACAAAGACAACTAAAGACGTAAGAATTACTCCAGTTGATAACCGCCGTTATACAATGCGTGATATCGGTAAGTTGGAAAAACGTATTGAGAGATTAGAATACTACACCACACTTAGCATACTAGAGCAGCAAGCACTTAACATGCAAATTAAGGATGAGATTGGTCTAGACAGATTTAAGTCTGGTTTTGTTGTTGATAATTTTGAAGCACATAAAGTTGGTAATCTTTCTTCTCTTGATTACAGATGTGCAGTGGACAGTCAGCAAAGTGTCCTACGTCCTCAAGCAAAAGAAGATTCTGTAAATCTAGAAGAAGTTAATGTAAGAGAAGATCAAAGATCTGTTTCTGGTTATAAAAAATCTGGAGATATGGTGACTCTACCTTTCTCTCCTTTAAATTTACTAGGAAATGATTTTGCTTCTAAGACTTTAAATCCAAATCCATTTGTTGTATTACAATATGTTGGTGATGGAGAAATTTCTCCTTCTATTGATCATTGGTATGATCAAACAGAGGAACCACTAGTAGTAGATACTAACACAGATTTGTTTAATATTTTCTTAGCAAAGGAAAATGTAAAAGAAAGTTTCTCAAGTCTCTTTAATTCATTTGTAGTTAACTGGGTTGGAACATCTACATCTTTCACTACAATTAATTCTTTAGGTCAAGTTAATACACAACAAGCTGTAACTTCTGTTGCTAGTGCATCTGTTGCAAGTTCTTCTAACATCAGTCCTCAAAATAATGAAGTAGGAAAGGGAATTCAAACTAAGAGTGTTGGTGAAAGTTTAGTTTCAACTTCTTTATCTTTCTTTGCCAGAAGTATTCCCATAAAATATGTGATCAAAAGAATGAAACCTAATACAAAAATGTATGTCTTCTTAGAAGGAAGAGACATTGGTCGTTGGGTTAATCCTGATCTAAGATTTACAGGTATTGCTGGTAATTCTTTATCTGCATTTAATGGAGAGATTACTACTGATGAATATGGTAACGCTAGTGGATTAATTGTAGTTCCTGCTGGTCTACCACCATCTGAAAATGCAACTTGGACTGGTGACGTTGATACTTTACCTTACGACACTTCTGCTGAAGAGGTATCAATTACCTCTGGTGTATTAACATTCAGATTTACTTCTAGTTCAACTAATGCACCAAAAGAGGAAGTTGATAGTTACACAGAAGTTAAGTATTATGCTACTGGTCTTCTTCCAGAAAATCCATCAAGTATTGTATCTACAAAACCATCTTACTTTAAATCTAACGAAGGTATTCAATTAATTGAAAGTAATACCGACAATCCTATCAGACCAAATCCTCTCGCACAAACATTTAAAGTAGAAAACTTAGATGGTGGATGTTTTGTAACTGGTATTGATCTTTTCTTTAGTAAGAAGAGTACGAATATTCCAGTCAAAGCTTACATTTCTAATGTTGATGCAGAAAAACCTGCTAAGAACATTGTGCCTGGTTCTGAAAAAACTCTTTCTCCAAATACATTCCTCAAATGTTTTGCTAGTGGAAATATTTCTGTTCTTAAAGGAGAAAGTGTGACTGGTGCATCTTCTTCTGCTTCAGGTCCTATCCTTAAAATATTTGATAAGAACAATGTAGAGTTGGTTGCTACATCATCTGGTAGATATAGTCTTACAAATGAGCAAGTATACACTGTTGTTCTTAGTAACCATAATGGTAAATCTTTTGTACAAAATGAAGATTTAATTATCCCATCTGTTACAGAAGCAAATGCAAAGAATAACACTGATCTTGCTCTTGCTATTGCAAAAGATAGTGGAAAAGTTTCTAAAATGAGAATTACCAATACTGGTCAAAATTATGACAGTGCAATTCTTACTATTGAGAGTCCACAACTTCCTGGCGGTGCTACAGCAACTGCAACTATTGAAGTTTCTAATGGTCAAATTTATAATGCTGAAGTATCACTTAGTGGTTTTGGTTATACAGAAGCTCCTTCTGTAGTTGTTAAAGGTGTTGGAAATGGAGCAGGTGGATGTGAGATTCAAACATTTATTGATATTGATACACCAGCAGTTAGAATGGGTGTAGCGATTGATGCAGGAGAGGTAACAAACTCAACAACTCCTACACATTTTGCATTTGATTATCCTGTTTATTTACAAAACGATACTGAATATGCATTGGTGGTAGAAACAGACTCTACTGATTATGAACTTTGGGTTTCTAAACTAGGTGAAACTGATATTGCTACAAGTACGGTTATCACCACTCAACCATCATTAGGTTCGGTATACCGATCACAAAATACAGAAAGTTGGACTGAGGATATATTTGAAGATCTTAAGTTTACTCTTTACAGAGCAGAGTTTGATACAACAAGACCTGCGGAACTTCTTCTTAAAAATGTAAATCTTGGATATGAACTTTTAGATGCAAATCCAATTGAAACAAACGCAAGTTCTAATTCTGCTAGTACATCTGTACTATTTAAGAACAACAATGCTGTTGTTAAAGTAAATCATAGAGATCATGGTTTTGAAGACAGTGGTAAGTCTTATGTATTCTATAGAACTGCAGTTGAGACTGGAGGTATTACTGCTTCCACTATCAATAGTAATCTATTTAAAGTAACTAACTCTGGTATTGATTCTTATAATATTCTTTCTCCATCTCAAGCTGCAGGTAACTCTCTTGGTGGTGGTACCTCAGTATACGCAAGTCATAATAGAAAGTTTGAGACATTATATCCACAAGTGCATTATCTAACATTTACAGGTACAACACTAGATGTTTCTGTAAAAACTACGAATGTAATTCCTGTAGATTCTTCTACAACAAACTATGTTTCATATTCACAGACAGAATATGAAAAAACTTTCTTAAATGAACCACATTATTTTACCAATCAAAAAATGATTGCTTCTGAGATTAACGAGACTTTAAACAGTCTTTCAAGATCTCTAACTTATAAAATGAAATTATCTTCTACATCTAGTAATCTTTCTCCGATTATTGATCTTTCTAGTGCATCTGTAAAAACAGTAAGTAATAGAATAGAAAATGCAAAAGGAGAGGAGAATAGATTTGGTAGAAGAGATCAAGTTATTGAGTTCTTCCCAGTTTATCAGTTTGAACTTGCTGGTAATGGTGGAACACAACTACAAGCTGATCAAACAATTGAAGGACAAACTTCTAAAACAACTGGAACTATTGCAAGAGTCAATGGCAATGTTGTTTATGTAAGGGTTAAAACAAGTCAATTCTTCCAAAAAGGAGAAACTGTTTCTTTAGGTAATCAATCTTCATTAACAAGTGTTACGGTTGATTCTAATCCATCACAGGTTCTTGCATCTATTGATGATGGTGCTACTATTGTAGCAAGAAATCCATCAGTAATTCTTGAGACATATGATAATATTATTACTGGTAAAGCAGTTATCTGGAATTCTCAAACTCAAGAGTTAACTGCTAGAGTTGATGTTAAACCAATCAATGATAATTACACTGATAGAATTATTGATAATGCATTGTACAATAGAAATGCTGTTGTAGGTGATCAAATTGCAGACATTTTCCGTGTAGGAGACTTTATTAAATATCCTAATCAACCAGATGAGGAGGCAAATTATTTAGAAGTAGGTAAAATTACTTATTCAAATGGTATTGATTTTGTTGCTGAAAATACTTCTAAGAATGGTTCTGCAGTATCTAAGTATGTAACTAAAGAAGTTGTTATTAGTAGTCCAGCAACTGCTATTGATGTACATCTAATGGCAAATGTTAAAGACATTACTAATATTCAAGTTCTTTACAAGTTCAAGAAAGCTTCTAGTCAAGAAAACTTTGAGGATATTGATTGGGTATTATTCAATGGTGATGGACAACCAGATACTTTAGAATTAGCAACCACAGAAAATTCAATTTCAAGTGTTGTTGAGAAACAATCTTCTTATCAAGACCTCAAGTATAGTGTATCCGATATTGAAGAATACTCATCATTTGCTATAAAAATTGTAATGCTAGGTGTTGATCCTGCATTCGCTCCTAAGATTCAAGACATTCGTGCTGTTGCAGCATTCTAATTTCCGCGTATGGACTATATTAAAGTTGAAGGACATGATGGTCTGGTAAGAGACAAGAACACTGGTGCCATCATTAATTTGGATGATTCTGCAATCATTGCAAGACGTAAGTCAAAACAACTGAGTTCCGCGTTGGACGACATAAATACACTGAAGAATGAAGTTTCTGAGCTCAAATTTTTACTTAGAGAGTTAACAAAAAATGCCAGCAATTAATGTAGCTAAGACCGATACCTTTGAGTCTCAAAGGCAGAAGATAAATCAGATTGGTAATACGCTTTTTCAAATTTCTGAGGGAGGAAGTGATCTTTCTACAGGTAATTTAAAACTTGGTGATGGTACGCGAATAGCTCCTTCTCTAGCTTTTGTTTCAGATCCTACTCTAGGTTTATACAAAGCATCCAATAATGTAATTGGATATGCTGCTAGTTCAAAAATTTTAGCAGATTTTGGTATTGAGAGTTTATTTGCATATAAAGATTTTATTTTACAAAAAAGAACTATAACAGATGGTGGAACAGCAATTAATGCATCAGGATCTAATTATGATGCTGGGACATACGCTGGTATTTCTCTTTCTGGTGGAACTGGTGATTTATCTGCATCTAATTTTACTGTTATAGAATTTGATGGACAACTAACAAATGCTGGACTAAATTATCTTCCAGGATCTTACTCTAACATTCCTCTAAGAGGTGGTAGTGGTGCTGACTCATTCATAAGTTTTACAGTAGACCAGATAGATGGAATTGTTGGAAATCAAGGATCTGGATATGTGCCAGGATTTTACACATCGGTTCCATTAACTGGTGGAACTGGTACAGGAGCAGAAGCTAGTGTAACTATTACTGGAACTACAACTGTAACTGGTGGTATTACAAATACTGGATCTTCTTATACTGATGGTACATATTCAAATATAGAATTATTAAATCAACCAACACAGACATTTGTAGTAACTGCAGTTACAAATCCAGGAACTCCTCCTCCAAATAATGTATATAACATTGATGGAAATGTACAACCTGTTTTAAATTTAATTAAAGGAAACACTTATGCATTTGATGTTTCTGATTCTTCTTTAGGAACTCATCCTTTTATTTTCAAAGCGTTATCAGGATCTTTAAATATTTCTGATTATATTACGACAACAAAAGGTGTTACTGGAACATCAGGTGCAGTTGTTTATCTTACAATTAAATCATCAGCACCAACTGAAACAATTCAGTATGATTGTTCTGTACACGCTGGAATGGGTGCTAATATCAATATTACTACTGGTGCTGCAGGATCTCAAGGTGCAGGATTAAGAGCTACTATTGAAATTTCTGGAGGTGCTGTAACTTCAGTACAAATTGATGCTACAGGATCTGATTATCTAGCTAGTCAGGTTTTCTCAGTTTTCTCTGGAGACGTTGGAGGAACTGGTAGTGGATTTGCATATACAATTAATAGTATTGTATATGATGGTGTTGTAGATACGTTTGTAATTACAAATTCTGGACAAAATTACGTAAAAACAGATACCTTATCTTTTAGTAATAGTTCTACTGGAAATAATGGATCTGGATTTTCATTTGAAATTACAACAGATCCTGGTATAATTAAAGATTTAACTTTTAGTATTAGAGGATCTGGAAATCAAGTAGGAAATCAACTTACCTTACCGCCAGAAGTAACTGGTGTTACGGGTACTTTAAACAGTCTTTCATCTACATTTACCGTTTCTAGTGTAGCTGGACTTGTTGCTGGAATGACAGTAACTCAAACTGCAGGAACAGGTACACTTGGAACTGGTATTACATTAGCAGGTGTAGATACGATTAATACAACTGTGACTTTATCAGCTGCACCATCAGCTGATGGATCTGCTACTCTAACATTTACTCCTGTATATGGAACTCCAACCACTTCAATGGTTTATACAGTAAATGTATTGGGTCCTGTTAGCGATTATAGTATTAGTAATGGTGGAAATGGATATACAGATGGAGATATATTGACTGTTGATCCAACTGCATTAACTCAACCAATAGTATATGATGTAACTGTAGAAAATACACAAGATATTACTTTCACTGGAACTGTATCTTCATCTAGTTTTTCTGTTGGGGATGTTATAAAAATTAGAGATGGAGTAGTAAGTGCTCTCTTTGTTTCTGGTTCAACAGCAATAGTAGCAGAAGAAGGTAATACTTACACAAGTCTTTCTCCAACTGGTGGTAATGGAAGTGGATTAGTCGTAGATATAGAAAGAGCAACAGGAGGATCTGTAGGAACTGTTACCATTACTAATGGTGGTAATGATTACCAGTTAAACGATACTGTAACTATTGCAGGAAACTTAGTTGGTGGAACTTCACCAACAGATGACGTTGAACTAACCTTATCTACAGTATCATCTAATACATCATCAGAAGTTTACGCAAAAACTGAATCTGGTGGAGCAATTACTTCTCTTACATGTAAATATGTAGATTCTGGTTTTTCTAGTTCAGACGTTATTATTAAAGTAGGAAGTTCTACCACAGCAACAATCAATACTGCTGCATCAGAAGAATACAGATATTTTATTAATACAGGAGTTGGAACCTCACAAATTACACCAGATTTAACTTTATACGTTGGAAACAAGTATAGATTTAGCACTACAAATTCTTCAAATAGTGGACATCAATTTTCACTATCTACATTTAGAGATGGCACTTGGTCTCCATCACGAGTAGAAAATGTAAGTACAATATTTACGTTAGGTGATAAAAATCTTACAGTTACTTCTACTACTGGTATTGTAGCAGGAATGGAGGTTACTGTAGTTTCTGGTGGAGCAATTCCTACAAACACTTTTGTTGATACTGTTGTCAATTCTACTACTCTTACATTAACTAATGCTCCTACTTCTGCTGGAGCAACAGTTGTTAACTTTACTGGAGTTGCTTATACAGATGGAGTTACTAGATCTTCAGATTATGTGGAAATTGCAGTTACTGCTAGTACTCCAACACTTTATTATTATTGCCCAACTCATCAAAATATGGGAGGATCAGATAATAATGAAGCTGTATTAACTATTGATCCTAATAACCCTAAAACTTTTGGTTCTGGATTTGAATTATTAGTAACAACCACAACACAGCAAAATATTATTACAAGTAATATTTTAACAGGAGAAGTTAGTGCAGTATCTTTTACTGGTGGTAGTGCTTCAATTTCAAGCATTAGTGGTTCATCATTAAATTACAGTAGTGGAACAATAAACACACTGACTACAACGGATATTAATTCATCTGCTCTTACAATTACTGCTCCAGTAACTCTTGATGGAAATTTAGATATTGGTACTACAATTTCTATTGCAGAATCTAGTGGAAATATTACCACATCTGGAGTTTTAAAGACAACAAATTCTTTAAATGTAAGTGATGTTTTAACAATAACTGGTTCTGTTATTGAAAGTTCTGGTCCTAATGATATTACACTTACTCCTTTTTCTGGAAGAAAAATTAAAATTAACAGTGTAACATCTTTAGATATTCCAGTCGGTACTACACTAGAAAGACCATCTGCTGCAGCAAACGGATCTATTAGATTTAATACAACAAACGGACAATATGAAGGGTATAACTCCTCTACTACATCATGGTCATCTCTAGGTGGTGTAAGAGACTTAGATGGAAATACTTATATTTTAGCAGAACTAACACCAGGAGCAAATGACAATACTCTATGGTTCTATAATGATGCTGTAAATACAATTAAAGTTACACCAGAATTCTTAGACTTCAGAACTGTAAAGAAAATATCTTCTGGAAGACTTGGAATTCCTGCGTTTGCTGAATGGACTTCAAATACTCCTGTTACTGTTGGACAGTATTTAAAATATAGAAATAATTTATATGAAGTTACTGGAGCAGGTACTACTGCATCATCAGGAAATGAACCAACACATACATCTGGTGCGTTAAACAATGGAACTGCTCAACTTACTTGGTCTCAACTTGCAGTATCACCGATTGAATTTACAGAGGTAGAAGAGTTAAGAGTAGGACCTAATAAAGATTGTCCTTTAGTTGTTAGTGAGGAAATAAAATTATTTAATAATGTAATTTCTACATTAGTTGAAGATTTAATAGTTACACCAAACGCAGGTAAAAAAGTAACAATTGATGCTCCAACTTCTTTGGTAATTCCAGTTGGAAATATAAACCAAAGAGGTACTGCTCTTCAAGGATCTATTAGATATAATACTACAATTAGTCAATTTGAAGGTTATAGTGGTTCTAACTGGTCATCTTTAGGTGGGGTTAGAGACGTTGACGGAAACACTTATATTATTCCAGAAACTGCACCAGCAGCTAATGAAAATATTTTATACTTCTATAACAATAATGTAAATACAATTCAGTTGACAGAAACTACTCTTGATTTTACAAATATTGATACTATTACGACTACTGGTGGAACAAGTCTTGCTCTTGATACAGAAACTTTAACATTAAACACCAATGACACCACTATTGATAATAGTAATGGAACAAGAACATTTATCAGCACTAGCAAGCAATATCTAGATATAGGACTCTCTAGTGGTTTATATGTAGATCCAGTTCTTAGATTAGATAACCAAGGTGATGTTTATTTAAACACAACATTTGGAACTGGTAATTTTAATGGGGTTAAAGTTCTTGATGGACAATTAAAAGAATTTGAATTAGCTGATTATAAAGTAAAAACAGGAACATTCCAGTTAGTCAAAGGTGGTTCGGAATCTTCTAGTGTTACACTATATGATAGTGCAACAACTAAAGGGTGTAAAGTATCAGTTGTTTCAAAATCTAGTTCTGGGAAAAGATCTTTCAGTGAATATTCAGTTATAGATAATGGTACTGATATTTTTCATAATGAATATGGATCTTTGAATACTTCTGGAAATGATCAATTTACAGCAGCTTTTGACTTTACTGCTTCTACAGAACCAAGGATTACTCTAACTTTGACAAATGATCATGCTACTTCTGATGTTATTAACTTTACCGTACTAGTTCAGGAACTCAAGTAATGGCAACTAATTTAAAAAATTTTGATTCTCTAGGTGGATTCTCTGTAGGAGAAACAACTCATATTGATGAGAATCATAATGCTATGTCTCTCAATACAATTGAGATGAAGAATTTAAACTTTACAGATAGCAAGACAGTTAATTATATTTTAAGAGGACTTAATACAGCAACCTTACAATTAGATAATGTTGGAACTCAAATTACAATTGAAAGTAATACTGTTAATTTTATAACAGGACACTTTCTTGGTGTTAATCCTAGTGGAGTTGTATTCACTGGAAAAATTGAAAGTGCGGTTTATTGTGGTCCTACTGGAGCAACATCTGTTTTGTCAAGTATGCTTACTATAATTAAAGATGATATTCCAGTATCAGAATCATGGACAATTGAACCAACTACAGCAACAAATCGTTTTAGTTATTCCACTATTAGAACAGGTACGGTTCAAGTAATTAAGTGGGCAGTATCAACAGAAGTTATCACTATAGCTTGGACTTAGTGCTAAATACAAAGTAGGTAAAAAGTCAAGGACACGGCAGCACCATGAGTTTTCATATTAATTCCGATAAAGAGAAAATAAGGGGAGTCAACCCCAAACTTATCGGTGATAATGAGACTACTATTAGAGTTGGTTCGGGAGCGAACGAACGAGAGGTTTTTAGAGCAGAACTAGATGCTCAGAGTGGATTGCCACGTATTGGTATAAACAGGACTGGACAAAGAGTTAATTCTATTACTGTTACTGCTGGAGGTAGTGGTTATAACCAAGCACCAACTGTTACAGTTGATGCACCACCAGCTGGTGGAACAAGGGCATTAGCAACTGCATTTATTTTTAACGGTGCAGTTGTTTCTATTGCAGTTAACGATGCAGGAAATGGATATACTACTGCACCAACTGTTACAATTTCTGGTGGTAATGGTGCTGGTGCTGCTGCAACTTCTGTTCTTGATACTGTTGATTTTGAACTTGATATCAACGGTGCTATCAGAACTTCTACATCTATCATTTCTGATACTGCAAGAATTTTAAACCTTGATATTGAGAACTTTGTTACTCCAGATTTAAACTTAAGAGCACCTAATCTTAAGACTTATATGAATGCCACTGGTACTCCATGGGCATCTAATGTAATTGTAGCAAAAAATTCATATAGATATGCACAAGGAAATGTATATCAGTCATTAAATACAGGAACTACAGGAACTACAGAACCTACTCATAAAGATGGTATTGTTGTAAATGGTGAAGTACAATTTAAACACATTGGTTTTAGAGTTAATGATCCTAATGGTTATAAGTTTCTTGAAACTGGAGATTCGGGTGAATTCCCTCGTTCTATAACACCTCTATTAGGAGATAGAACAGACAAGATTGCAACTACAGAATACGTCCTCAACCTAGCAACAAATGACGTTGGTGGTCGTGTTTATGTTTCACAACAGATTGGTTCTGATCTCAACGATGGTCGTTCTGCTGTAAACCCAGTTAGAACTATAAAAAAAGCAGCACAGATTGCATGGTCAACACCTGGCATCAAAGAAACACTTATTGTATCTGGTGGAGATTATGTAGAAGATAACCCAATATCACTACCTCCAGATTGTTCAGTTGTTGGTGATAACCTTCGTTTGGTTATTATTAGACCAGCTAACCTTGGAAAACATATTTTCAAATTTGGTGATAAAAACTATGTTACTGGAGTAACATATAGAGATAAGATTGACGCAAATGGTGATGCAATTGGAACTTGGGACTTTGCTATGGTCTTTGATGACAAGCAAAGAATTATTATTGATAACGAAATAAATGGAGATTTTGGTGTTGAGTTCCCAATTGGACATCAAATATTCGGACCTGAAAGATTTAGAATTCAATTCCAAAACAATACGGGACTAGCACTTCTTCAGTCTGGTGTTCAAGTTGTAGGTCTAAACACTGGTGGTAGAGCTGATACATTTAATGTAACTTTTAATTCCACCACTGGTGCAGACGCATATGTTTCTGGTAGTATTGATGTACTATTAAGTTCTGGTTCTTTAATTGAAGGTGATCAGTACAGTTATATCACATCTGCAACTACTGGTGCAGCTGCAACAATAGGAGGAATTGATGCAGGAGCATCTGTAACCTCTACTTCTGGTGCTAACAAACTAAGATTTAGTAATGATCCATCAACTGATCTTCCCGTATCAACATATGTTTTCTTAAACGATTCTGATAATTCTAGTTTTAGTTCTGGTTATTATCAAGTATCTAGTATTGATGCTACAAATGCTCCAACTTATTGGGATGTACAATTTATTCCGATTCTAGGTGCTCCTAGTTGGGACTCTAGTGTAACAGAGACAATAATAATCAATACTGCTACACCAGTATCTAATACAATTGATACTATTAATCTTAAATCAATTAGAGCTGAGGGTGAGGTTGTTTCCTATGATTCTGATATCGTATCAGACTTACCTATTTCTAGAATTGACTTCTCTTTACAAGGAGATCCTAGTATTGCAACTGGTGGTTTCCAGAGTGATACCTATGGTAGTGCAGAAGATCTAGGTGGTATTGTTTTTTACACAAGTGCTCTTGTAGGTAGAACTAATACACATGATTTTAAAGAAGGTCAAGAAATTCACATTGAAGGACTTTCAACTAATAGTCCAGATTTATCATTCCTTAATGGTAAACAAAGAATTTACAAAGTATTAGAAGACGCTGATGGTCGTGCTAGAAGATTTGTAATTCCTAAAAAATTCCCTAGTCTTACAACTTCAAACTTTAATCCTGGTGAATTTGCAAAAGTAAAATCTTATTCAAAGAGTGTTACTCTTTCACTTCTAAACTCTCCAAATAAATTTGCTTTATCTGCTCCAGTAGAAAGAAGATTTCAAGATGCTTGTCAGTTAATTAGAAATAATAGAGATTATATTGCAGAGGAAGTAGTTGGTAGAATCAATGAACAATTCTCAAAAGATTACTTTGCTGTATACAATATCAATACTTCTAATAATACATTTGACATTTACTTAGGTGCTACAGACCATGTAAACACATACGTTAGTGGTGGTACAGTTACATTTGGCGGTACTTCATACGCAATTAGTAATTTTGTATATGACAATGTAGGTGGTGTTGCTACAGTTACCACAACGTTTGCTGCGGTCAGTGCATTATCTGAAGATGCTATTGTTAAATTAGCAGATATTCTTATTTCTTGTAGTGCAGGTCAAAAAATATATCCATCATATAGTTCTCCTACTTCTGGAAGTAATACTGGTGATGATGGTGACGAGCAATGTAAGCAAGACATTATTCACTTCCTTAACGCTTTAGTAAGAGACCTTGAATTTGGATCTAACCATAACATTATTGAAGCTGCCAAAAAATATATCGTTGGTGGAAAAATTACTTACATTGAAGATGAAATTATTCAAAATGTACGTGCTATTGAATATGCTAGAGAACTAGCAATTTATGCAATGTGTAATTGGAGGATCAAAAATAGAACTACTAGTGATCCTTTATATACTACAAAACACGCTACAACTACAAGATATACTGATCCTACAATTATATCATCAACAGCAGGAAATCCTGCTTGTGACGACGTAAGATCTGCTATTGATACTTTGGCATTCTTATGGGTTGATGTTATTTCTAATAATGCATCTGGAACATATATTGATGCTGCATATTTGATTGCAAGAAACGCTGATCTAATTGCAGATCAAGCACTTATTGACACAGAACTTGCATATCCAAATCTTAATCTTTCTGATCTACACCAAAGAAAATGTCGTAGAGATATTAAACTTGTATTAGAAGGATTAATAAGAGACTTAGTTCTTGGTGGAAACCATGGTATTGTTTCTGTAGCAGAATCATATTTTAGTGGCACACAACTTTCTGGAATTTCAGAAGCACAGAGACCACAAACAATCTATGCATTCCAAAGAGTAAAACTATATGCCATTTACGCAATGCGTAACTGGTCTGACGGAAACGTTTTACAAACAACTCCAACAGGATCTACATATGTTCCTACTACTGGAGCATTGACAGTAGTCATTCCAGATCCAGCAGTAGCACCTGTAGCAAACTCAGATAGGATTGCTTTTTCTGAAGAAGCACTTACATTTAGTTGTGCCTATTCTGGTGGTGGTAATGACGCAGGTCCTTATAGAACTGACGTTGCATTTGGTAAGAGTTTCTTAATAACTAACGTAGTTTCCAGCGGTGGTAATACTACCATTGCATGTAATGTTGGTGCTGCAGGAAGTAATACTGATGCACATACATTTGTAAGTGCTCTTGCTAATGGAACCAAGATTATCTACGGTCCTATTACATTAACTTCGCCAATTCCTAAGTTTGAAGATTGGAGTATCTTACAAGGACCTGGCGCTGCTCCTATTGGCATATTCACTCCAACAAA